GAACACCATCAAGCGGGTCGCGCTCGTTGCCGGCATCATCTCGCTCGTCTGCGGCGTCGCAATGTCGTTCGAGTACGGACGCGCCATGAGCTACACCCACGGCCTGCTTCTCGCCATGCTCGGCGTCGCCGGCGCCATCGCGTTCAGCGGCGCCGACATGATGCGCGCTCGCGGCCGCCCGCTGGTGGCCGGCATCATCACAGCCGCCGGCATCCTCTGCCTGATCGGCGAGTACACCACCCACTTCGGCTACACGGTCGGATCTCGCGCCACCGACACCCAGCAAACGATAATGCACAACGCCAACCTCGAAACCCTACGCGAGAACCGCAAGAACGAGCAGGCCAACCTTGACATGTGGCGCAAGCAGCTGATCGAGCTTACCAACGCCAATGCCTGGGCTGCCAGTGTCAAGGCCGATGGACTTCGTTCCGAACTCGCCACGCTTAGCGAGCGCATCGAGGCCGAGCGCGCCGGAAAACGTGGTCGGGCCGCCGGATGTCGCGCCGAATGCGAGCGCCTCCAGAACGAGCGCAATGCCCTGGAGCGCCGCATCGCCATCATCGAGCAGCAGGCCGACCTCACCAAGCGCATCGAAGCCACCCAGCGCATCCTCGACCAGAAGATTGACACGGTCGCGGCCACCGGCTACCGCAGCTCAAAGATCATCAACCAGTCGATCGGCTTCGCCCAGATCAGCACCGGCGAGATTGAGCCTTCCGCCACCGCTGTGGGCTGGACCCAGATCATCCTCGGCGCCGTCATCGCGCTGTTTACGACGTTCCTGGCTCCGCTCCTGCTGCAGATCGCCATGCCCGACCTCGCCGGACGGCAGGATCACACGCAGAGCCAGCCCACCACCGATGCTCGCCACACCGTCATCCGCGAGCGTGATGACCGCATCGACCGCGCTCGTCAGGCGTTCGCCAAATTCGCCGGAGCGCACTGATCGCAGCCGAGCCGCTTGCTGATCAGGTCATCACCAAGATCAACCGCTCCGTCGGCCGCATCAGTTGGGGCGTTCCGATCGTCGTTGCGCTCATCGCGTCGGCGCTGATCCTGGTGGCAATGGCGCCGGCCATCGGCGTGGTCGTGCCCTACGTCAAGATACTGAGCTGGACCGAACTCGCCTACGCCATGGGCGCCTACTACCTGTTCCGCAAAGCGTGATCACCCGCACACCGTCAACCACGAGCAATTCCGCCCGTACCGGTCGCAACTGCACACCATCCGGCAGCCAATCGGAGCGATCGGCGGAATGCCACACGCTATGTTCGCCTTCTGAACCGGCTCAGGGGTCATGTTGATGAGCGTCGAAACCAAGAGCCAGGTCACAAATACCTCCAAGGGAATTAAGCGCGGTCGAGGGCGGCCGTCAGACTACACGCTGGAGCTTGCCCAGGCAATCTGCGCCAGGGTCTCACAGCGCGATCCGCAAACCGGCCGACTGCGCTCGCTCAAAGACGTGTGCGCGATGCCCGACATGCCGGGCGAGACGGCGGTATATAAGTGGCTGGGTAGGCACGAGGAGTTTGCCAAGCTTTACGCGCGCGCGAGGGAAGATCGGGCAGACCTCCTGGCCGAAGAGATCGTTCAGATCTGCGATGAGGAAGAAGACCCTCAGAGGGCGCGCGTGAGAATGGACGCCCGCAAGTGGGTCGCCGCGAAGTGGCACCCGAAACGCTACAGCGACAAGATGATTAACGAGCATACCGGCGCAGACGGCGCGCCCCTAGTCCCCGTGATCAATGTCACAGTCGGCCGCGATCAACCTTAACCTGCACCACAAGCAATCGATCGCGCTCGATACCGAGGCGACCGAAGTGCTGTACGGTGGTGCAGCTGGTGGTGGTAAATCGCATCTCATCCGCGTCGCTGCGGTTATCTGGTGCGCGGCGATCGCGGGGTTGCAGGTCTATCTGTTCCGACGCGTGCGTGAAGATCTGCTGAAGAACCACATGGAAGGGCCGAAAGGGTTTCGCTCCCTCTTGGCGCCATGGGTCACGTGCGGGTTTGTCCGCATCGTCGATGACGAAATTAGGTTCTGGAACGGGTCGCGCGTCTACCTGTGTCACTGCAAGGACGACAAGGACATCTACAAGTACCAGGGCGCCGAGATCCACGTTCTGTTGATTGACGAGCTGACCCACTTCACTGACGCGATGTACAGATTCCTGCGCAACCGCGTGCGCATGGTCGGCATCAATCTGCCGGCAAACTACAAAGGGCGGTTCCCGCGCATCCTCGCCGGCGCCAACCCAGGCAACATCGGTCACCTGTTCGTCAAGCGCGCGTTCGTCGACGGCGCCGAGACCTACGACATTCGCCAAATGTCGCCCGAGGAAGGCGGCATGAAGCGGCAGTTCATTCCGGCGCTGCTTGAGGATAATCCGTCCATGGCGTCGGATGATCCAGGCTACGAAGCGCGGCTGCATGGGCTCGGATCAAAGGCGCTTGTCGAGGCGATGCGGTTTGGGAACTGGGACATCGTCGAAGGCGCATTCTTCGATTGTTGGGATCCGCGCCGGCACGTTGTGCGGCCTTTTCAGGTGCCAGGTGGATGGCTCAAGTTCTGCTCGGCAGACTGGGGCTCTGCGAAGCCGTTTTCGGTCGGGTGGTGGGCGGTGGCGTCGGACCCGATGCAGGTCGAGACGAGAGATGGCGGCAAGGTCACGCTGCCGCGTGGATGCCTGGTGCGATACCGGGAATGGTACGGCGCGAAGGCGCCAAACGAGGGCCTCAAGCTGCATGCAGAGCAGGTTGCCGATGGCATTGTCGAGCGCGAGATCAAGGGCGAGACGACGTACCGCGTACTTGATCCAGCAGCGTTTGCGGAAGATGGCGGAGAAAGCATCGCAATCCGCATGGCCAAACGCGGCATTCGTTGGAAGCCGGCCGACAACGCACGTGTGCAGGGACGCGGCGCAATGGGCGGTTGGGACCAGCTCCGATCGAGACTCGTTGGTGACGATGATGGCAACCCGATGATCGTGACGTTCTCGACGTGTCACGACTCCATTCGCACCATCCCGGCATTGCAGCACGACAACGCAAGACCTGAGGACGTCGACACGGATGGCGAGGATCACGCCGCAGACGAGTGGCGGTATGCGTGCATGTCTAGGCCATGGGTGCGCAGGGTCGATATGACGCCGAAGCTGCCTCGGGATGGTTACTCAAGGCCCGGCGGCACGTCGTCTCGTGATGCGTGGAAGGTTGCCACGTGACAGCGTCGACCGCGCTTACGATCTATGAAGGCGCATCGGTTACGAACAACACGTCGTCCGACGACATCGAGCGCAAACGCAAGCTGTTCCGAGCATTCGAGAACAACAAGACGCGCGAGCAGGACGAGATGCGTCTGTCTCGTCGCTACTACAGCGGGCGGCAGATCACGGACGCCGAGATCGCGAAGCTGGAACGGCGCAAACAGCCGGTCATCTGGGACAACAGGATCTCGCGCAAGATCGACTTTCTGGTTGGCGTTGAGCAACGGATGCGGCGTGATCCGAAGGCCGTCGGCCGAACGCCCAAGGACCAGAAGCCGGCCGACGTCGTGACCGCATCGGTGCGGTTCGTGTGTGATCAAAGCCGCTGGGAAAGCATGGCCAGCGGTGCCGCACACGATGGCCTGGTGTCTGGCATCGGCGTGGTGTGGGTCGGAGCTGGTCGCGCGGCAAATCAAAGCGGCAACGATCCGGTGCTCAAGGACGTGCAGGTTGATCGGTTTTTCTATGATCCCCGGTCCGAGAAGGCGGACTTCAGCGATGCCCGCTACATGGGCATGCACCTGTGGCTCGATGCGGAAGACGTGAAGGCAGAGTACCCCCAACACGCTGAAGAGATCGGCAAGATGATGGACCGCAATGGCGGTCTGACCAAGCTGCGACTTGAAGAGGATCGCGGTCAGCAGTGGGCCGACTTCGAGACGAGCCGCATCCGTGTCGTCGAGATGTACGAGCGCAAGCCGCTGCCAAATGGTGAGGGCTACGGCTGGTACTACTGCAAGTTCACCGGCGGGTTCGTGTTCGAGAGCATGTGGTCGCCGTATCTCGACGAGCACGGCATGCCGGACTGCCCATACGTCGCGTGGTCTCCGTACATCGACGAACGCGGTGACCGTTACGGCATGGTGCGCAACATGCGGCCGATGCAAGACGAAATCAACAAGCGTCGATCGCGGCTGCTGCATCTGACAAACTCGCAGAAGCTGTTTACAAGCGCCGGCACGGTCGATGACATCGACAAGCTGCGTGAGGAGAATGCCAAGCCGGACGGCATCCTTGAGCTTCCGGCCGGCACTCAGTGGGGTAAGGATGTCGGCCCAATCGACCATTCGTTCGAGTTCAGAGGTCATGCCGATCTGCTTGTGCAAGCGCAGTCCTCGCTGGAGAATCTCGGTCCCAATCCTGGCCTGATCGGCAAGGGTGGAGGCGTCGCTGACCAGAGCGGTCGCGCGATCCTCGCGCAGCGCGACAGTGGCATGACCGAGCTGTCACCGGTGTTCGAGCGGCTTCGGGATTGGAAGCTGCGGGTCTATCGCAAGATTTGGGCTCGCGTGCGTCAACTTTGGACCCGCGAGCGCTACATTCGCATTACCGACAACCCCAAGGCGCCCGCGTTTCTGGGGATCAATCAGTACGGCATCGATCCCGCGACCGGCATGGCGACAGCACAGAATGTGCTGAGCGAGATCGACGTTGACATCATCCTCGATGAAGGTCCGGACACCATCGTGATGCAGGAGGAGCTGCTGCAGACGCTGTCGCAGCTTGGCGAGGCTGCAATGGGTCCGATGGGCCGCGTAATGATTGAGCTGAGCCAGGTCAGCAACAAGGACATCCTGCTCGACATCATGGACAAGGCGACGGCGCCCGCACCTGAGGTCATGGCGCTGAAGCAGCGCATGGATGCGCTTGAGGTTGAGCTCAAAGCTGCGACGGTGGCCAAAGCCCATGCAGAAATCGAAGCTAAGCGCGTCGACAGCGCGGTGAAGTTGGCCGGTACGATGATGCCGCCGCAGGCGGTGGCGCAGTCGTTCCCGATCCCATTTGCGGACACGCAGCCACCGCCGCAGGCTGGTGGCCAGCAGATGCTGCAACAAATGCCGCCGGACACGCCGGAGGATGTTCCGCCAATGCCCGACATGCAGGGCATGCCGCAAGAAATGCCCGGTCTGATGCCTGGCGCGGCGGAAGCGCAACCGTTCTAGTCGCAGTGCGTAGGATTCGCCGACCCTAAGCGGCGTTTCGCTGCGCCCGAGCGTTATCGGGCGTTTCGTGACCAGCTACGTCAAAGCGGGGAGCACAGCACATGCCGATCGACAAGGACGCCAATGAGGCGTTGGACAGCGTATTTGCATCCGACCGCGACAGGGGGGCCGATTCCGTCGCTCCCGAGAAAGAGGTGCCGCCGCCTCTTGAGCCCAGGCAGGAAGCTGAAGCTCCGAAGGGGGATCAGCAGCCGACCGAGGGCGACTCGTCGAAGCAATACCGCGATCCCGAGACTGGCAGGTTCGTGCCTCTGACCGAGCTGAAAACTGAGCGTGAAAAGCGCCAGGAAGAAGCTCGCCTGCGTGCCGAAGCGGAGAGGCGAGCGGTCGCGCTCGAAGCTCAGCTTGAAGAGGCACGCAGGTATTGGGCCAACCAACAGCAAACGACTACTACGCAGCAGAAGCAGGCAGCGCCCGAGCCGCCCGATCCTTACGTTGATCCGGAGGGGTATTTCCGGTTCATGGAGGCGCAGCGGCAAGAACGCGAGTTTCACACTCGCGTTCACTTGTCTGAAGAGCTGATGAGGTCGAGGCACAGCGACTACGATGCGGCTGAGGAAGCGTTTCGCCGCGTGGCAGTCAATGATCCCAACCTTGTGCGGCAGCTCGCGTCTCATCCGGTGCCGGCAAAGTTCGCGTACGAACTCGGCAAGCGGATCCTCGCGAACAACCGCATCGGTCCCGATCCGGACGCGTTTGAAAAGCGCATCCGCGAAGAGGAGCGGCAGAAGGTCATCGCCGAGCTGAAGGCTGGCCCGAAAACCACGCAGCGCTTTCCCGGCACGCTTGCCGACTCAATGGCGGCGAGCGAACAGGGCAGCGCGCAATCCGACGAAGCCATGCTGGGCGACGTTTTTTCCTCGACCCGTCGGGTCAGGAAGCGGTCCGGCTGAACATCACGAGATAAAACATGGCAGAGACATCTCTTCTGTCAGGCTTGGACCTGACGAAATGGCGCAAGCAGTTCATCCGCGAGTACATCCGCGACTCGGGGTTCGAGCCTTACATGGGCGACAGCCCGACCGACATCATCCACGTCGTCAATGACCTCAAGACCGACGGCTATACGATCCGCGTTCCGCTGATCGCAAGGTTGCAGAGCAACGGCGTTTCGGGCAACACCCGCTTGTCCGGCAACGAAGAGCGCATGGACCAGTATTACCAGGATATCACTTGGGAGTACTACCGCAACGCCTTAGAGGTCTCGAAGAAGGAGCGCGAGAAATCGGCGGTCGACCTGCTCGAAGCGCGGCGCCCGCTGCTCAAGGAATGGTCGTCCGAGCTGATCAAGTACCAGTGCATCGACACATTCCACACGATGTCGAACGGCCTGACCTACACCGCTGCGGATGCGACGGCCAGGAATGCATTCCTGGCGAACAACTCCGACCGCGTGCTGTTCGGCAAGCTCAAGTCGAACGGCTCAAGCAACGTGATGGCCACCGCGCTCGCAACGCTGGATACGACCGACGACGTTCTGTCGCCCACGATTGGCTCTCTTGCCAAGCGCATGGCAAGGACCGCCAACCCTCACATCCGGCCGTACAAGACCGGCACGCAGGGTCGCGAGTACTACGTCATGTTCTGCCATCCGCTGGCGTTCAAGGCGCTGAAGTCGAACGCGACCATCATCGCCAACAACCAGCATGCTCGCGCTCGCGAAGGCAGTGCCATGGACAGCAACCCGTTGTTTCAGGACGGCGACCTGATCGACGACGGCATCATCTACCGTGAAATCCCGGAGTTCTGGCAGCCGCGTCAGGGGTCAATCACGGCCACCAACGTCAACCCGAACACGCATCTCGTCGGCGCCGGTGCATCGTCGGCTGACGTGGCCGTCAACTTCCTGTGCGGTGCGCAGAGCATCGCAATGGTCAACAAGCAGGCGGCGACCCCGATCACCAAGAAGGAAGACGACTACGCCTTCTTCGACGGCGTCGGCATCGAGATGGCACACGGCTGGTCGAAGCTTCGCTGGAACAACGGCGCCGGCACAAACAAGGACCTCGGCATGGTGACCGTCTACACGGCCATCGTGGCTGACGCATAAGAGGAGGCCACACACATGGCAAACTATCAGACGCAGAAATCTCAGACCTACGCGACTGTCATCGGCCAGGGTGGCGCTCGCGCTCTTGTCTGCGACATGGTTTCGGTTGCCCTTACTACCGCCATGATCGACAACGCGAACGACGAAATCGAACTGCTCTGGGTGCCGGCGGGAGCGGTCATCGTCGGCGCCGAGCTCCGCTGCACCGACGTCGACACGAACGCATCGCCGGCGATCCTGTGGGATGTCGGCGATGACGCGGACGAAGACCGCTTGATCGCTGCGGCAACTGTCGGCCAGACGGCCGCAACCACTAACACGCTGGCCGTGACGGGATTCGGCTATCGATACAACACCGCCACGAAGATCAAGGCGTACGTGAACACGGCGTCGGCAACAGCGGCGACCGGCACGCTGTACTTCCGCATCACGTACTTCGTCGATGCGAACTTCACCCTCACGAACCCGGTCGTCTCGTGAGGTTTGTCTATAGAGGCGAGGCGCCGAACGGCTTCATCGAGCAATACGGCGTCCGCTTCGTTCCTGGCGAGCCTGCAGAAGTCACCGAGGAGGCAGCAGTGCGAAAACTGCTGGGCAATCGGTACTTCTGCAGTGTCGAGGGCGAGGCGGAAGCACCAAAGCGACGCGGTCGCCCACCCAAGGTGAAGGTGGAGCAGGAGGCGGACGACGATGGCAGCGTTCAATAAATTCAACGCGTTTGTCGAGAACCTGGCCGAGAAAACATTCAATCTTCAGACCGACACGCTGCGGATCATGCTGACCAATGCGGCACCGGTGGCAACCAACTCGGTTAGGGCAAACCTGACCGAAATCAGCGCCGGCAACGGATACACAGCGGGCGGCACGGCATGCACCGTGTCGTCGTCTGCGCAGACCAGCGGCACCTACAAGCTGGTTCTCGCCGACGTCGTGTTTACTGCCTCGGGCGGCATCATCGGCCCGTTCAGGTACGCAGTGCTCTACGACGACACGGCCACGAATGACGAGCTGATCGGCTGGTGGGATTACGGGTCCAGCATCCAGCTTGCTGACACCGAGACTTTCACTGTCGACTTCGACGCCGCCGCCGGCGTTCTGACGCTGGCTTGAGGGTGATGCCATGGCAAGCGCAGATGTGATGCGGAAGCGGTTTTGGGATCTGGCCAACGCCAGAGACGGGATCTTGTCTCAATCGAGCGCGCCGCGGCAGGAGCGCGAAGAATTGCAGGCGCAGATTGCCGATTTGGAGCGCCGCATGGCCCCGCTCAATCAGAGGATCAGAGAGATCGAGGCGCCGCTGTACGACATCAATCAGGAGCGCGCGATGTTGGCGCGAGCGCTTGGTGGCGCAACTGGTCCTCGACCCGGAGCCTGACCTGAATGGCCAAGCTCTACAACCTTGCGCGAATGACGACGGCGACGACGGGGACCGGAACCATAACATTGGGTTCGGCTGTCGCTGGGTTTCTGTCGTTTGCCGGCGCCGGTATCCTCGATGGCGAAACGATCACCTACGCCATCAAGGATGGATCCAATTCTGAAATCGGGCGCGGCGTTTTCACGTCATCCGGAACGACGCTGACGCGCAATGTTCTGCGTTCGACCAACTCAAACAATCCAATTTACTTGTCCGGTTCGGCGCAGATTTTCATCTCCGCCGCAGCGGAAGACACCTACGTCCGTCATGGCGAGTGCCGCCTAACCAAAAGCGGCAGCAATCTTCTTTTAAGTCCGCTTGACGGGAACAGGATTCTGATTAACGGAAATGTTCAGGAAATCCCATCGGCCGGGGTGTCGCTGGCGGCGACGGGCCTCACGCCAGGGACGAACTACTACATTTACGCGTTCATGAATTCCGGCACAATGACGCTGGAGGCATCAACTACGGCTCGCGCTACAGACTCATCGACGGCGACGGGCAACCTTGGGATCGAAATCAAAAGCGGCGACGCCACGCGAACCCTGGTCGGGCTTGCCCGCGTTGTCACCGGCCCAGCATGGGCCGACAGCACGACGCAGCGGTTCGTGATCTCTTGGTTCAATCGGCGTGAAATGCATGGCGTCAACGCGATCACATCGAATTTCTCGACAACATCGACAACCTTCGTCGAAGCGATGGCGTCAAACCGCGTGGAATTTTTGTCTTGGGGTGGTGTAGTGACCAAGGCGTCGGTGGTCACGTACAACTTCAACTCAACAACGGCCTATTGCCTGACAAAAACGAGTTTCGACGGCAGCAACGACAGTTTCCCGTTGGCGTCGTATGGAACCAACGGATACCCGTGCACAGTACCGCATGAAGCAGTCCTGAGTGAAGGCTACCACTACGCCACAGCGCTGGTGAGGGTTGATTCTGGCACCGGCACTTGGCAGGGCAACGCGTCATTTTCGCAGACCAACGTCCACGCAATCACGATGGGGTAATCATGACGTTCGGACCATCGTTTGGAGAAGAGCTTGCGCGTTCGGGCCTTGCCGGGCTCCCCCTTGGATGGAGCGATACGGGTCAAATCGTCGGCCGCGCCAATCTGACAGCCGAGCAGCAGGCGACGTTGGACCGCGTCATTGCAGAGCATGTGCCGCTGAACGGGGTCAAGGCCCAGGCGCTCGCTGAGATCGACAGCCGCCACGCCGAGGTAACGCGGCGCTATCTGACACCCGGCGTCGACTACTCACGCAAATTGCGCGAGGCGGAGTACGTCGCCGACACGGAGACGCCCGATCCCGCGCTGTGTCCCATGCTTATGGCCGGCGTCGGCATCACGGTGCCATCGAGCGGCAACGTGCAAGCAGACCTCAAGGCAATTGCAGCCCTGGTCCGGCGCAGGGACGCCGAGACAGCGGCGGCGCTCGCCCCGCTCGACCACGTGCGTCATGCGGCCAAGGCTGCCATCCGCGCCGCAACAACGACGGATGAAATCGAGAGCGTGCTCGCGTCGACCACCTTCCGAGGTCTTTGATGGCTATCGTGCTGCCGTTCGAGCGCGTGACCGAGACCTACTACACACCGTCCCAGGACAGGCTCTATGCCGACGCACCCGTCTATGTGCAGCTGGGCACGCCGACGCCGGCGGGACCTGCGCAACAAAACACCTGGCATCGCGTGGATCTACGCCCGTGGGGCGTTCCGAACGACGCTCGGTTTGCCTTCCTCAACGGCCTGCTCGTGATCACGCACGGGACAAGCCCGCAGATTGCCGATCTGCGTGTGACGTTCCGATCTCCCGACGACATCACGGCGGACCCGACCCGCTACATCGGCCAGTGCATCGAGGCGCATATTGGCGGAGGCCAGCGCACCAACATGAGCGCGATCGTCAAGCTGCTGAACGGGCAGTTTGATTTTGCGTACGCAGCTTCAGGTCCGATCGGGTGGCCAGACTTCGCGTCCTACGCGATCAACCTGTCGCTGGACGGCTACGCAAAATGAGCCCGCCGCTGCTGCCGATCAAAAGACGGCACACTGAGCGCATCGAGACAAGAACGGAATTGGCGTTGCCTCAAGAATTGTCGGAGGCCGTCGCGACGCTCACGGGCCAGATGCTGGAAATGAAGCGGGACATCGCTGATCTCAAGCAGGCGCTCGGCGACTTTTACCGAAGCACCGATAGCAAGGCAGCCTGATGCTTGGCCTCTACTCGCTCGGTGAAGACGCACTTGGCTCCTTGCCGAGTGCAGCCTCTGCATACGCCATTACGATAGATGCCATTACGTTCACGTATTTTGGCAATGACGCTGGCCTGGTTGCAAGACGCCACGTTGCTGTCGCAGCAGGAACCTTCGTAGTCACTGGTCAGAATGCGGCGGTTCGCAGCGCTCGCAAGCTGGTATTTTCTACTGGCGCATTCACAATGTCGGCGCCGAACACCAATGCGCGCGCCGACCGTCGAGTATACGCGTCGCCATTGCCGAGAGGCACCAATGTCCAGTTCGGCTTTGCAGCTCTTGGACAGACGGCTTTTGGCCAGGGCGACGAGACCGACGATCTTACGGTCAGTGCCAGCTTGCAGTCAGCCAGGCTCGCGGCATCTAGGCGTCTCGTCGCATCACCTGCTGCCATTGCAATCGGTGGCCAAGCCGCCGATCTTGTTCGGTTCCTTGGCCTAAGGGCCGGTGGCGTGTCGTTCACGCTGTCCGGCAACCCGGCACGACTTGCGACAACGCGACGCCTGACAGTATCGGCCGGCGTGTTCAGCGAAGTCGGCACTGTCATCGATCTCGCTCGTCGTCGAAGGGGACTGAATGTCCGACCGAGCGGCGGGCAGAAGTTGTTTGTTGGTTCCGGTGGTGGCGCCAAGGGCCTGAGGATCTCTGCATGATGAAGCCGGGCCGCAATTTCATCAATGCCGAACTCCGTTTGACGGCGCACTTCTTTGACGACACCGACACCGACACCAACCCAACCACAGTGGTTTGCAAGGTGCTGAGCCCCAACGGCATCACCTTCACCTACACCTACGGCACAGACACCAACATTGGGCGCGTGAACGTCGGAGACTACTACTGCGACGTCACACCAACAGTCAGTGGCCGGTGGGGCTACCGGTGGGAAGCGACCGGGAACGCCACCACGGTGGCCAGCGAAGGAAACTTCGTTGTCGACTACAGCCCGTTCTACGATGGGTTGTTGCGGGATTACACGCGATGAGCCTGACCAGCACCACATCAGACCTTGCTACAGCCGTGCTTCGGGAAATGAACATCATCGACGCGGTGGAGACGCCGGCAGCGATCGACGCGACATTTGTCACCGACGCATACAATCGGAAATTCGACGAGCTTCAAGATCGAGAGCTTGCCTACTGGGATCGAGCGGAGATTCCAAACTCAATCTTTCTCGTTGTCAGGGATCTTGTGATCAATGAGGTGCGAGGAGCCTACGGCGAGCCGATGGCAGCAGCAGAAAAGGAAGGGCAGGAGATCATTATCCTGAGGCGTCTGCGGCGGCACACGCAGCGTCGGCCGTCCGGCCACAACGTAGTGGCGGATTACTTCTGATGGATTGGACACCGATCTCGCTCGGCCTCCAATCAAATCCAGGTCGGGACGCGCAAGCGGGCGATACTCGCCTGATCAACTGCTATGTCGAAAGCGCCGGCAACGAAGGAAAGACGCAGGCGCCCGTCTATGCGTGCGACGGATATCGAGCCTTTTGCACCCTCGCAGCGGCAGGCGTTTCAGCGCCTCGAGCTGCGCTCGCTTTGTCGGACACGGCGCTGTACGTCGTCGCGGGCACACGCTTGGTGAAGATCAATGCGGCTGGCGTGGAAACAGCCATCGGCGGGACGCTGCCGGCGTCCGGCCTGGTGACGATGGCCCGCAACCGACGCGAGCCAAATGCGCAGATCGGCATCTCGGTCGGTGGTCAGTTCTGGGTCTGCGAGAACGATGTCTTGACGCAAGTCAATCTCGCGCCGCTTGGCAGCACAGCACTCGTTAGCGTGACGGCACTTGACGGGTACTTCGTGTTGTTCTTCGACAACGGCGAGGTGTTCTCGTCCGACATCGATGCGTCGACCATTGATCCTCTGGACTTCACCAAGGCCGAAAGTTCGCCCGATGGTGGGGTCGTGTCGAAGTCGCGAGGTCGCGAGCTGGTGCTGTTCGGATCGGCATCGACCGAATGGTACACCAACGCTGGTGGGGCAAACTTTCCGTTCGAGCGGACGAGTACGAGCGGCTTTGGTTGCTATGCCGCCGGTAGTGCAGTCAACGTTCTTCACATCGGACAGACCGTCGTCGACACGATCGCATTCGCGGCAACCGACGCGCTTGGAGCTTATGCAGGGATCTGCATCCTGGATGGGTACGGCGCAACCAAGATCAGCACGCCGGAGGTCGACAGATCGATCGCGTCAGAGCCCGATCGCAGCGCGATCAAGGCGTTCTGCTATTCGCGTGATGGGCACACGTTCTACACGGTGTCGACGTCTACGGCGACATGGTCCTACGACCATGCAACTGGCCTGTGGCATGAGAGACAGTCATCCGGCGCCACGACATGGAACGCTGCAATCGCCGTCACGTTCGGGTCCAAAATCATCGTCGGGCACCGCACGCTGGCCAAACTGTTCGAGATTGCCGGCGGGCTGTTTGCCGCCAATGCCGACAGCGTGCTGACCTTAAAGCACGCGAACGACGTCGAGGTGGGCTGGAACGCCACCAGGACCGCCGCGATTGGTGGGGTTGGCCAGACCGACACGCAGGTTCGGTTCAATCGCCTGGGGCAGTCGCGGGAGGATGGCAAGCAATTCGAAGTGTCCATATCAAATGCAGTGATGGAGGACGGCGTCGGCAACGACATGGTCGTTCGTCCGCCGATTGTGCACGCCTACCCCAAGCCGGTGCGGTTCTTTGCAGTGCGGATCGACATCGTTTCTGGCGCATCTCGCACTGACCGCCAAAAAGGCATTCTCGGCATGTCGACGTTGCATCGGGTGATGGCCTGATGGCAACGCAGGGTCTTCCCTCGGAGCAGGAGCCGGTTGTTGACCGGTTCAGGCGGTGGAACCCGGTCTGGTATCGCTGGATCAAGCCGCTTCTTGAGCAGGTGCGGACCACTGCCAAAGACGTCAACCAGGCAAACGTGTCGATCACGGAGATCCGGCAGGTGACTGACGGGCTTGGCGCCCGCTGGGGGATCGCCGTCAACGTCGACAACAAGGTAGTGGGCCTGGTGCGCCTTGACGGCGACGTCACGCAGTCGACCTTCACGGTGCTCGCTGACAAATTCATCGTGCGGCATCCAACAACAACGACCGACATTCAGGCGTTTATCGTTGGGCAAGTCAACGGCGTGTCGACAGTCGGAATCAACGGGAACCTGATTGTCGATAATTCCATCCTGGCGCGGCACATCGGCGTCGACAGCCTGTCCGCGATCACTGCAGACGTCGGCGAGCTGGAAGCTGGCATCATTCGTTCGGCAAACGGGAAGATGATCATCAATCTCGACAACGGGTTCTTGAGGATCACGGCTTGATGGGCATCGATCTCTACGCCAACTCGTCTGTCTGCGCTGTCTTCGAGAACACCGCAGGCGACGCGCCGATTTCGAGCCCGCTGGCGCACCTCGACAAACTCAAGTTCCATTCGAGTCTCGACTATGTCGAGTTCGACCAAAAGGTAACCGGATCTGTCACGCTGCCGGCACGCACCTACGGATCTGTCGGGACCGCCCTGTACCCGATCCTTGCTCACGGCAGGAGCGCCGCGCCGCTGGTGACGGGCATTTGCACCATCCTGGGCAACGAAATCCCGCTGGCCGGGTTCACGCCGATCCAGACAGCGATCGCGGGGCAGTTTCGTCGCGCGATCTTCGTGTCGAGTGACGCGACGTATGTCTATCTAGGAGAATCGTACTTGGCTCGCGGGCCTGCATCGGCGGCAATCGAGTTTGCATCTGTGCTCGTGAGCTACACCGTCTACTTGTCTCGACGCACGATGCCGTACGCGGCTCCTGTCTATGCGGCGGACATGCTCAATCTTAGTGCGGCACAGGCCATCATGGGGCGTGGTCGGTTCGATGCGTCAAAGAAGTACTTTCGTGCCGACTCGACGGGAGCCCTAATGGCGGACAAAGGCCGCACCGGCTCGCTCTATGTGGCGGGCGCCGGTGTGGCACCGTTCTACAACGCGCCGCAGTGGGGCTACAAATGCGGCTCCTACGAGTTCAATGCCGCAGCAAATGCGGGCGCCGGGTTTGTCCCTGGCACACCAACGCGCATTGACGCCTGATGCCCTTCGAGATGATGCCGGGCCGGTTCGTGCTGACCGACACGGACGGCAGAGTTGCATTCGACACAAATTACAGGTCGTTGCATCAGCTCGGGTATTTCTCGGGATCGTTTGTCATACCGCAGCGCAGCTGCATCGGTACCGAGCTCGATGTGGCGGCGACCTATTCTATCGGGTCTGTTTCGCCGTTCGCGAACATGCTGATGGGGTCGTTCTACGTCACCAGAATTGGCACCTTTCCAACCGGGGTTTTCGAGGTGGTGCCGCTTGGTGTGTGGCTTCCGGTCGGGGGAACCGTTGATCTGACGCTCGGTCGAGGGCAGACGTTCCTGACGTCGGGTGTTGTCCAGACCGGTGGAGCGGACGGCTCCGATCTTGTCGGCGTTCAGCAGCTTACATTTGAAATCATCGGCTCCTCCGTCGTGGCGACAGAGCGAGCAAAGTACGTGCTGACCCGGACGGCCGGGCTTCAGCAGACCACGTTCGGCGGTTCGGCGTCTTATCAAATCGACTACCACGTCTTCGCAATGGCGTGCGACCTTTGAGGTAAACGGCAATGTCACTTCTCGGACTGTTCGACGGCTCGAACGCAAGGCGAGCTGCGGGATACGCAACAGGCGCAGCCAACAACGAGCTGACGACCGGCTACAACAATGCATTCGGCACCCTGGCTCGCTCGCGCAACGATCAGCTTGCGGCGCTCAAATCTGGCTACTCGCACGCAATGGACGCGATGAACCAGGGCGAGGCCACATCGGCCGGCTATCTCAACAAAGGCTACGACACAGCACGCGGAGACGTTGGCGCCGGCTACGACTCAGCCAAGACCAACGTCACCGACTATTACAATCGCTCTCAAAATTTGCTGAACCCGTACATTCAACGAGGCAGCACGCTGTCCGACCTGTACTCGACAGCGCTCGGCGGCAAAGGCGCCGATGCTCAGCGCCAGTTCTACAGCGATTACGCGTCGAATGATCCATACCGCGAGTTCAGAGACGAGCAGGCCAACCGCGCCATCATGGCGTCGATGAATGCGCGTGGGCAGTCAAACTCTGGTCGCGCCAACCTTGCTGTGTCTCGCGCCAGCATGGAGCGCGGCAGCCAGGATCTGCAGCAGTATCTTGATCGGCTTGACCGGGCCGGACAACAGGGCGGGCAGTACGCCACGACGCTGGCGGGGCTGGCATCTCAGACGGGGCAGACGATGGGCAATCTTGAGGCTCGCAGGGGCGAGACGCTCGGCAACATCGAAACGTCGCGCGGCGGCGCCTTGGCACAGAACACCGGCAACTATGCCACGCAGCGCGGTCAGTACGGCTACAAGTTCGGTGCCGATCAGGCTGCGGCACACCAAGGCTACGGTCAAAGCCAGGCCGCCCTCGATTATCAGGTCGGTCAAGGTCGCGCCGGCAATCACATCGGGTATGGAAACGCCGTGGCTGCAGCGAACACCGGTGCTGCTAACAACCTGATCGGGTTAGGAAGCGCGCTCATCAGTGGCTTCACGCCGGGCAAAAGTGGCATCAGCCCGGTTGGCAATCTGGTTCGCACCTTTTACGGGAACGCAATCTGATGAACCAGTTTGCCTATCCGCGCATCGATCCCAACGCCTACTTAGGTCAGGTCGATTTCTCTCCGCTGCTCCGAGTGATCTCGGGGTATCGCGACGCGGTCGACAACGCGGAAGACTACAGAACGCGCCAGCGTGTTGGCGCCGCGCTTGCCGACAACGATTTTGGCGCAGCTCGCCAAGCGGGTGCCGCGGGCGGCATGGACCCCGGATCGCTTCTTGCGCTCGGTCAGCGCCAGATGGAGGACGAGCGTCGTCGTCAGCAAGACGAGACGTGGCAGCGCATGAAGGGCAACGCCTCGATGTTCTCAGGCTTCGGCCCAATGGGATCGGTCGTGCAGCAGTTGCCTGCCGATCTAGGGCTGCCGGCCTTGATGGATCTCTACAAAAGCCAGGCGCAAAATGAGCTGCTCCGCGCACAGACGCAGCACTATCGGTCCAAAGCCCAAGCAACGCAGCCGGCTGAGGACCCCAACCTAAAGTTCCTTCGCGCTGCTCAAGCCGCCGGCATCAGGCCGAACAGTGAACCCCAGGATGGCGATGGATCCGCAATCCCAACAGCGCCATATCCCTCTGATCAACGACAAGAGCAGGCGCCGCCGCAGATCGCGCCCACACCTCAACGACAAGAGCAGGCGCCGCCGCAGATCGCGCCCACACCTTCCGGGCTAGATCGAGCTGCCGCAACGCGTGGCAATCGCTCGTGGCGCGATGTCCTAAAAGGAAAGGGGGCGGAGGACGGCGGCGCGTCTCCCGACGTCAGCGTGAGTGGCCAGCTCATCCCAGACCAAGCGGCGGTTGATCCGGGCCGTTTGCCGGATCCGGGCTCCGAAAGGAGAACGTCGTTGCGCGGTCAAACGCGAGCACAAACGGATGCTGCGCTTTTTCCCGATCGATACAACGCGGACCTCGTCTCTGAGCAAGAAAAGCTGATGGGCATCACACCCCAGCAGAAACTGACGAACATGAAGATCCAGTATCTTTCGCAGGGCCGCAACCCCCCTATCGGCTACGAATGGCGGCTTGATCCGCAAGGGAATCTTTTTGCCAAGAAGATCGCCGAGCCTGGGACACGCAAAGGTGACGTGTCTCCAGAGACTGTGTCGCTGGCCATCGATAAAATTGACAGCGCCATGAAGGTTCTTGGGGGCACGTTGAACAGAGACGGATCTCCACGAGGCGACGGGCCTTGGCGGGTCAGCAAGATCGCGTCTGACCTTACGGGCGGCTACATGTTCCCCGATCTGTATCAAGCGTTGCAGACTGGGCATTACGCCGCAATGCAAGCGCTCTATGCTCAGTCCGGCAAATCTTTTTCAAAGGCCGAAATGGAAAACGACTTGAAGCTGTTCAAGCCGCTGCCGACTGATACTGAAGAGATGAGTCTATTCAAACTTCAAAGCGTCAAAAGGCTGCTGCTGTCTCTCGATGCCGCCCGATCCGCAAACCTTCCCCCTGAACGGCTTCGTGAAGTGTACAAGTCGGCCATTTCCCGCTCTGTCGAGGCGTTTGACCGCCGTTCTGGGCAAACATCGAACGCAGCGCCATCGTCGCCTCAAGTTGCGCCAGATCGCCAGCGCGATCGTTTGAACGCAAAATACGGCCTGGAGTGATGACCATTGGCTGACCTTGACCGCATCCACCGCAACATCAAACGCATGGTCGACCAGGGCGCTCCCGAGGCGGACGTTGACGAATACGTGAAGACCGAAGGCGTAACTCCCGGCATGCTTCGCGCCTACAAAGCACAATCGTTCCATGAGTTTGACAGGGCGCGCTCGGAAATGAACCCCGAGCACTACGGCATGTCGCCCGAACAGATCCGGCTTTACGAAGGCCGTCGCGCGTCGGACCGCGCCGTCGCGGACAAAATGGGCAACACAGTGTTCGGTCGCATTGCGGAATCGACCGGCGTTGGTGGTCGTCCGAGCACATGGGCAGCGGACTCAAGGTTGCTGCTCGATTCTGTCGGGCTCGGCTTTCGCGGCGAGATCAGTGCTCTTGGCAGCACGCTCTACGACGTGGCAACTGGTGCCCATTCGCGAGGCGACAAATCGTTTGGTCAGCGGTTCGGCATGTACCAGGGTGTAGAGGATGCGCTCGATCGCCGCGCTCGCGAAGAGTCGTCTTCAGAAGGTGCTGCCAAATCGTTCCTGGCACCGTTCGGCATCACGGTTGCGAAGGCGCCAGCCGCAGCAGCTGGCGCAATGCAGCAAGCCGTTGGTGTTCTTCCAAGTCTTGCGCAGTTCGGCCGCGAGTTCATTAAGCAGTCGCCGACAATCGCCAAGACGGGCGCCATCTATGGCGGCATCAACGCGGCAGGCACCGCGGAGGGCGACGTTCTTGACCGCGCGGCTGCGGCTCCTGGTGGTGCTACCGAAGGCGCTCTGCTGGCGCTTGGCCTTGGTGGTGGCCTTGGTGGCATCATGGCGGCGCGCGCTGGCAGGAAGGCCGCCAAGGTTGAAGAAGCGTCCGGCCGCGCTGCGCAGGCGCAAGAGCTGGAGCAAGCCGGCCTTCCTGTGTTTGGTCCCGCCATTACCGACAGCGGCGCCGCGTCTCGCATGGCACAGACGGCAACCTCAAACATCGCAGGAGGTCCGCTCAAGGACCGTGTCGCCGACGTCTCGAATGCAACTCTTGCTCAAGCCCAAGGCAAGCTGCGCCAGGTCACCGGCGATTTGCCGCCGAACGATCTTGGCATCCAGGTCCAGGACACGTTGCGCCGGAACATTCGGCACCACAGCCGGTCGCCTGAAGAAGTGCGAACGATGCCGAATGAGCAGGTCGAGCAGTTCAGCGGGCCGGTCAACAACATGGGGTTCGGTCCGCCGCGTCCGCGAGTCGAGCCTGAGCAGCCACGCATGATCGATCCGGTGCAGCCTGACTATGCGCGGTTCCGCCCCGAGGATGAGTTCGTGCGCGGCCTCAAGCCGGAGCCGAAGTATCCCACATTTGAAGAGACGCCGATCCCGCCTCGGGTCGACGCCATGCACCAGGAGTACCGCTCGGTCGCCGACGGCTTGGCTCGGCAGAGAGCGGCAGTCGATCTGTCGTATCGAAACTTGACGCAGGCCGTCGATCAAGCTCACGGCGAGGCGCTGGCTCGCGCGTTACCGGAGCAGGTAATTGCACAGCGCAACCAGCTTCAGGGTGAAGTGTCACGTCTGAGCAACGAGATCAACGCAGTCCTGGGGACGCCATCTCCGCTTGGGCAAGCTGCAGGCGCGGCATCCGACCAGACAGCAGACATGGCACGGCGCATTCGGGTTGCGCAGTTGACATCCGAGCGCGATGCGGCTTTCGCCAAGCTCAACGATCTGAAGTCTCGCTACGACTTCGATTTGCCGGCAAAGCTGCGACGCGCATTTGAAACGGGCCAATGGGATCAGGCTGCGATGAGCGCCATGCATCCCAAAGATGCCGCCGCCGTCAGTGCGCTGCACCGACAGGCGCTCGAAGCCAAGGGCAACCTCGCCCGCTTAACGTCGGATGCTGCCGCAGCTGAGGAAACCGCTCGGATCTCACAGCGTGCCGCAACAGATGCGCAGACCAGATCATGGCGAGATGCTGTCTCGGCCGAACGCGATCGAGCGCAGCGCGTCTACGAAGAGTCCCTGTCTCGGGCACAGCAGCAGGCGGCACGGTCCCGCGCCGAAAGCGAAGCGGCTCGCGAAACCGATCGCCTGCGCATGTCCGAACAAGAGCGCGTTCGGCAAATCAACGAGGCGCGGCAGGCTGAGGCAGAGCGCGTGTGGTCCGAACAGCTTCAGTCCGGCAGTGGGTTTGTCGCGGGCCGCACCAGGGAAAGTTATCCGACGGAATTCAACGCCGCCTACACGCGCATCGAGCGCGAGCTTCCCGGCGAGCGGTTCAATCCTTTCTGGGTAAAACCCGGCCAGGAACCGTCGGCGATGTCCCGCTTCATGGGTGAGCTGCTCGACAGTGGTGCCGGCACGCTGCACCTGAGCGGCGCGCGGCGTGGCATCTACGACGAGCGCGGCGGCATCCGCCCTGATCTCATCGAATACATGAGGCCGCGCCTGGGCAATGAGGCGACGGCTGCAATTCAGCGCCTCAGCGATGCGGCTGCCAACCGGCAAGGCATTTCGCCAGAAGGGTTCCGCGACATTCGCACGCAGATTGGCAAGGCGATTGGCGAGGCGCGAGATACCGGTGCCGACGCTGCGCTTCTCAAGCGCATGTACGCAGCAATGTCCGACGACATGTATGCGTCGCTTGAGCGGCAGGGGCGCGGTCGGCAGTTCAAAGCGGGCAATGCGGACTACACCGTAGACCCTGCCGGCGGCACGGCGCGTGATGGGCGCCCAGCTCAGAGCACGTACTAC